CTAGAGCGGGGTTACTGGACTGTATTTTTCAAGTCTATCTGCGGTAAAGCGGCTAATCGTTTCGGACTCATGAGTGTAAATGTTTGAGGTTGTTTCGAGTCTTGAATGGCGTAGACGTTCCTGGATCGACTTCATATCTACCTGCTCTTCACGTAGAAGCATAGCTGTTGTGTGACGAAGATCATGAAGGCGCACCGGCGGCAAATTATACTTGGCTTTGATTCTTGCCCATTGACGTGTAGGAGCATCGGGATAGTACCCTTCACCGCAACCGCTGTGGAAAACATACAGCTTTTCTCCGCCCTTCCACTTGCTCCCCAACTGATCTTTCTCTTCCTCCCATGCTTGTTTAAACTTCCTGAGAGCATTCATATAAAATTGTGGCATTGGAACAAATCCTTCAGACTCTTCCGTCTTAACTTCACCTTCAACTGGATTGCTATCCTCGTCAAAGGTAATCTGCTTTTCGACATGGATCCCTCCAGATTCAAAGTCAACTGCGGGCCATTCAACCCCAAGCATTTCGCCACGACGAAAACCACCGAGGATGACACCCACGTAATACATTCGCCACTGGAATGACACTTGCCGAAGCTTCTCAATCGTGTATTTCGTCTCTTCCGGTGTTAGCGACTTCTTACGTTTCTTCATTTCTCGTTTTTCGGTCTTACTATGGGTCGGACGATCGACGCCTTCCATTGGATTCGAGGAAATGATCTTCCACTTTGCAGCTGTATCCATAATCGATTTCAGGGTGCGATAAATATTAAGTTGTGTGTTAGTGGCTAATGGTTTTGACTTGCCGTCCTTCCGACCGGATGCGGTTGTGAGTCGTGTCATGAACTTCACGATATGGATTGTCTTAATTTTATTGATTTCAACATGGCCAAATTCAGGTAGTAGTTGACTGCTGATAATGCCATAGTAATTGCGACGTGTATAGCCGCCTAGTTTCTGTTCCGCGTATCCCTTTTTCCACTCCGGAACAAATGCCTCGAAAGTCACTTTGTCAATTTTAATATACTGCCCAGTCTCAACTTCTTCTTTGAACTTATACCACTCTGACTCTAGATACTGTTGCAGTTTAACCTTTGATTTAAGCAATGCTGGATCTTCGACAGTGATCTTCCTGCGTTCTCGGTTAGGATCGCCGTTAGCTTTGTACCCGTTGTAAACAATGAGTCGCCATGTGTTTTCGCCCCGCTGCTCAATATTGGGCATAGAGAAAACCCCCTAAATAGGAATGTATGTTCGGTCTGAGGGCGAGAAAAAGCCCTTGGACATGGACCGCGGAGTCAATATAGGAGTTTGTGCAATTCGGGAGGTATACCATGCCGGTTATAGTAATCGTGGATACTCTCGCCAGAATGGGGCTGGTCCCCATATGTAAGGAGACTAGCAGCAAATTTATTCGCCTGACGTTCGTATTTGCCAGCATTAAAGAGAGTCTGTTCATCGAGGAAGAAGCGGTTTATTCCTGGGTGGAGTCGGTCATGACCAAGCTCATGTGCACATACAAATCGTTGCCAATCTGCGCTCAGATCTGAATCGATCACGATAAAACGACGGCGAAGCATGCGTACATAAAACCCTCTAGTTCCATTGCCGAGTCGTTCAAATTTAACTTGTATGTTAAGACCTTTTGAAATACTGAAAGGGTCGTTTGTTTTGAAGCGTTTCATAAGTCGACGTGTCGTGCGGATCAAGGTGCCACCTACTCAGTATCTTTATTGTTGGTGTCGGTCTTTGCCTTGCGTCCATACGTTTTCTTGTTTTGCTTCTTCGCGTCCCAGAACAATCCAGTAAGTATATCCATCACACGCTGCCGAGACTCGACGTCCAGTGGAACGCCATCGAACATAATAGGGGAATCTTCCTCTAGCATTCGTTTGAAATCCCGGATATCTTTGGCCGTCGCCCATTCGGGTGTACTGAAATCCCCCTCTTCTGTAAAATAGTCGACCGGTTTTCCGAAGTATGCTGCAATGGCTTTAAGTGAATCTATCTGTGGGTTCTTTGTTTGTTGGGATAGGATCTTCGAAAGGCCGGTGTATGAGACCCCGGTCTCTTTGGCGAGGCGATAAGGGGTAATACCTCGCTCATCCATTAGACGTTGGATCTTTTCCGCGATCTCCACGTTCCTGCCTCCACTATAACTTAATTAGGATATAACTCAATGAAGTAATAATAACTTACAAAAGAGTGATAAGTCAAGAATATGGGAGAGAATTAGAGAGATCATTGGATTATATAACTAAATTGAGTTATGAATTAGTTTGATTATACCTCTAAAGAGTTATATTCTTTATTTCGAAAGGAGGTGCTGAGCATGGGGCTGATAATCGAAGAGAACGTAAATCGCCTGATTGATGAGCGCGGGATTACACCTTACAGATTAAGCAAAATGAGCGGCGTATCGTTATCTGCGATTTACGGGATCAAGGATAAAAAACAGGGTCCCACAGCCGAGACGCTGCTAAAAATAGCTGATGCCTTGGGTGTAACCGTCGATGAAATCGTTCGCGAAAAACGGGATTAAGGTGGCGATATAGATGTCCGCTACTGCAGCGTTTATCGAAAGTCTTCGGGAGGACATAACAAACGATCTTGAAAAAAGGCTACTTGAAAAGCTTGAACCCTATATCGAAAAGCGTTTGTACGGAAACACTTTCGATGTGACTCAGGCCGCTAAGTACCAAGGAATATCGGAGTCGACAGTGCGTCGGATGTGCGTTAATGGAGAAATTCCGTTCTTCCGGCAGCGTGGGCAGTATTATTTCAGGCAATCAGACATTGATGCTTGGGTAAACGAACAAGTCAGGAATAACTATCCGAGAGGCGAAAGCGGTGAAGTTGAGTTATGGACCAATCCCTAAAGCGTATCGGTTACTACGCCCGAAAGGCACTGCAATACAGCCAGCGACGTCACAGCAATCCACATCGTTTTAACCGCCTGATGGCATACAAAGGAGCACTGAACGCCTATCTGAGGGCCGATCGGCTGAACTGGAGGCCGACAATCGCTCTGGAAGGAGGTGAAAAGGGATGTTGAAGACGCTACTTACTGGAACGCCGATCCGGCAGGATGCCGACACGATCGTCATGCAAGAGGGCGACGCGGTCGCCACTTACAGCCGACAGTATTATCGCCAAGCACAGGAGCCGGCCGCGGAGGGCACGCCGATTATGATGCACTCCACGGAGCAGATGGCGGTCGAGATTGTCTGCGGGCTGCACGGCGTACTGGCCCCGGTGGGCCGATGATGGCCGCGCTGGTGTGTCTGGTCTGTCTAGTTGCATTGATCTTCGTCCTGTCGTCGATCCTGACGGCCGCCAAGCGGGCGGACGAGCGTGCCGAGCAGTTCCATAGAAGGAGGTGAGAACGATTAACGCGATTAGACCAGAGGACCACATGCCCCTAGTCGGGAAGGTCGCGAAGCAATACCGGTTACGGGCAAAAGCCGCATTTGATTTCGATGACATCGTGAGTGCAGGTTACATGGGGCTGGTGGAGGCTGCACAACGATACGACCCGGACCGGGGCTTCACATTTTCAACCTACGCCGTTTCCCTAATCCGAGGCAGCATTTTGCGCCACCTTCGGGAGTACAGCGGGCCGTGTGTAAAAGTGCCTCGCCCTGCACGGGAGCTGCTCAACAAAATGATATGCCTTCATTTGCTGGACAAGCCCGACGACGAGGTTGCAGCAATCCTCGGAACGACAATCAAGAAAGTGCAACGCGCCCGCCATGTACACGCGATCCAAGTTTCATCATTGGACAGTCAACTGCTGGGTTCGGATGAGGACAAGCCCTGGACGTTAGGGGATTCAGTCTCGAACGAAGACGATTATAGCTCGGTGAATGTTGCGGACTTTCTTGCTACGTTACCTGAGCGTGAAGCGCGGATCATCAAAATGCGAATGACGGGCACCAGGCAACAAGAGATTGCAAGCCTTCTAGGTACGTACCAGTCTCAGGTGAGTCGTGCCATGCAGAGAGTCGGCCGCGCATGGATCGTTTATCAAGCCCAGTAGACCCTGTGAGGGAGGTGAACAAGGATATGGGAGAAGCGAGACGCCGTAAGCTGGCCGGAAATACCGCGCCGAATAAAAAATGGCATGAGCAGAAATCCGCCAAGCGTCACGTGAAGCAAGTTAAGCGCCGGCTGAAGGCAGATGCCGGAATGAATCCATTGGTGATGGCGGCCGCGCTTACGAGCAAGTAAAAACGCCCTATCTCGGGGTAGGAGCCGAGAAGGGGCGCAGAGGAAACAATTCATCGCCATTGTATCATCGCATTCATTATCTGTAAATCAGGAGGGCCCATATGGGATCCATTATTTCAGCAGCTCGGCGGCCTGCGCGTCGCCTGGAGCGCCAGCTGCACCTCGCCGTCGTGACGATAGGCTTGCTCGAGCCGGAGTGCGAGGTGTGCGGGAATCACGTTGACGTCCGCATGCTGCGCCCGTGGAACGGCAAGAGCGTCTGCACGCATTGCATCAATGATATGACGCAGGAGGTGCCGGAGCATGCCTTTGTCCACTAAGTCGGAAGCGCGTGACCTCGACGCCGATCTGAAGCGCTGCGAGGATGCTGCAGGCGTGACAATCCAATCTTTCGACGCGATCGGCCGCTTGGTCCAATTCGCGAAAGCCGCTCTCATCGGCTGGCCGGCTGCCATCCGCCTCGCCAAGGAAGCCGAGGACGAGATTGATCGGCTCCGGAATGAGTTGCAGATCGCGCAGGAACAAAGCCGCAGCTACGACTGAAGGGGGCGCTTGGAATGATCAGACACATGCGATCGAGTCTCGGTGGCCACTTCGCTGGGACTGGGATTTACGAAGATCCAGAAGACCAAGAAGAAATGCAATGGAAACGTGATAAGGCTCATGTGCGCTTGCCCTCGGACAGCCTCGATGCTGAAAGCCTATCTGCTCTGAGCGGTCCTGTCATCGCATACAACATTTTTCAAAAAGAGGCTCAATAAGAGCGACATCAGGAGGACTCATCCATGCCTATCGAGATCCATATCAAAGGCGGCAACGCTGCCGAAGCCGTTCAAGAGCTCGCCGATCTGGCGGCACATATCCCGTCTCTTTCCAAGCAACTCGACGTCGGACAAGCTCCGGCAGCACCGGTTGTATCGCCTGCTCCGTCGTTCCCGACCGCTCCGGCCTACCCGGCGCAACAAGCCGCCTACCAGGCGCCCGAGCAAGGTCAAGTGTCGTATGGTCAGCCACAGGCCCCACTGGCCGCCGTGCCAGTACAGCCGCTTGTCGCTCCGCAGACCGGTGTTCCGGTCCAGCAGCCGCCCGCGCAACAGCCACAGGGCGCCGTTCCGGTTGCTTCCGCCCAGGAATACACGTTCGATATGCTTGGCGTAGCGGCGACCAGCCTCATCGACTCAGATCCTAACAAGCAACAATTGATCGTCGATTGCCTTCGTGGGCAATTCGGAGCGGATTCGTTGATGGCGCTGCCCAAGGAGCAGTACGGGGCGTTCGCGACCTATCTGAGGTCGCTCGGAGCCCGCGTATGACGGCCGTAGCTCACGCTGAGAGAGCGCACGCGCTTCTCTCGGCGAGCTCTTCGCACCGCTGGCTGGTCTGCACTCCGAGCGTTCGACTCGAGGAGACGCTGCCGGATACAGCAGGTGAGGCTGCGAAGAAGGGCACGCTCGCCCATGAGATCGCGGAGCTGAAGCTGCAGAAGTACTTTACCCCGATGGGGCCGCGCAAGTTCAACGCCGAGATGAAGAAGCTGAAGACGAACCCGATCTATGAGGACGAGATGGACGCCGCGACGGACGTCTACCTGGAATACATTCAGAAACTCGTCCACGGCTTCACGACGCCGCCGCACGTGGCGATCGAGAAACGGCTCGACTACAGCGCTTATGCGCAGGAGGGCTTCGGGACGGGTGACTGCACCATCGTCGGCAGCGGCGTCTTGTCTATCAATGACCTGAAGTATGGCAAGGGACATCCCGTGTCAGCCGTTGGAAACACACAAATGCGGCTCTATGCTCTCGGGGCCGTCGCGGCGTATCGCTTATTCCATGACATCCGTACAATCCGCATGGCGATCATTCAGCCGCGCCTGAACACGATCAGCGAGGACGAGATCTCGATAGAAGAGTTGCTAGCCTGGGGTGAGTCGATCAAGCCGATCGCGGCCAAAGCCTACGCCGGCGAGGGCGACTATATCCCGGGTGAACACTGCAAGTTCTGCCGGGCGCAGGCGACCTGCCGGGCGCGCGTAGAGAGCATTATGTCCGCCACGGCCGCCGCGCCGCTCAAGCCGCCGCTGATCTCGTGGGAAGAGGCGGCGAAGGTGCTGGAGCAGTTCGAAAGGCTTGGCGTCGTCAACTGGTACGGCAAGCTGAAGGACCAGGCGCTCACCCAGCTGCTGCAGGGCGGCGAAGTTCCCGGCTGGAAGGCTGTCCGAGGACGCAGCAGCCGGAACTATGCCAACATCGACGCGGCATTCGCGCACCTGATGGCCAACGGCATCGACGAGGCGCTGCTCTATGAGCGCAAGCCGCTGACCGCACCGGCAGTCGAGAAGATACTGAAAACGAAGCAGTACCGGGAGCTGCTCGAGGAGCCGGGTCACATCCGAGTGGATCCGGGCAAGCCGACGATCGCTCCCGCCGATGACAAGCGGGAAGCCATCACGGACCGGATTGATCCGGCGACTGTGTTCGGCACCGTAGCAGAAGAAGCCTAAGCATTAGGGCATCGGGCGGAGCTGCAGCGAATTGTCGCGCCCTCGATGCCCGAAAAAATAAAAACATCAGGAGGCACCACTTCTATGACCCAGCAAAATCAAGCAACTAGCGTTACGACCGATCGCGTCCGTCTGAGCTTCGTCCATCTGTTCCAGCCGTACGCAAGCCAACCGGGTGACGAGCCGAAATATAGCACGACCATCCTCATTCCGAAGTCGGATGTCGCCACGATGCAGCGCATCCAGGCCGCCACCCATGCCGCGCACCAGAAGGGTGTCGCGAAGGGATACTGGACCGCCAACTCGCAACCGAACGTTCCTATCCACGACGGAGACGGAGTCCGCCCGAACGGAGAGCCGTTTGGACAGGAGTGCAAAGGACATTGGGTTCTGACGGCAGGAAGCAAGCAACAGCAGGCGATAGTGGATATCAACATGAATCCGATCCTTAACCAGTCGGAGATCTACAGCGGCGTGTACGCTCGCGTGAACATCAACTTCTATGAGTATTCCAACAGGAAGAAGGGCATCGGTGCTGGACTCGGTCCGGTGCAAAAGCTCTCCGACGGGGAACCGCTCGGCGGCCGTGTCAGCGCGGAGCAGGCGTTCGGCGGATCTCCTGCGCCACAGGGAGGCTACGGCCAACCTGGCGGGTTCGGCCAAGTGCCCGGACAGGCTTTCGGACAACCGTCGTATGGTCAGGCACCAACTGCTCCGCAGCAGGGCTTTGGACAAGCTCCGGCCCAGCAGTACGGCCAGCCAGCGACTGCGCCGCAGCAGGGCTTCGGCCAACAGCCTCCGGCCTATCCGCCGCAACAGGGCTACGGCCAGCAGCCGATGCAGCAGCCTCCGGCCTATCCGCCGCAGCAGGCGCAACCGCAAGTCGATCCCATCACCGGCAAGCCGTTTAACGGCAACGTATACGGCATATGACCACGAAGGCCGAGATGATCGTCCACCTGTCCATTGACATCGAGACGTATTCCTCGGTCGACCTCAAGAAATCGGGGCTCTACAAATATGTGCAGAGCCCCGATTTTCAAATCCTCCTATTCGCGTATTCCTGGGACGGCGAGCCTGTCCGCGTCATTGACTTGGCGCAAGGCGAAGAAATCCCGGGGCACGTCCTGCTCGCACTCAATGACCCTTACGTCATCAAGCACGCATACAACGCGTCATTCGAGTGGTACAGCCTCAACAAGTTCTGGCAATCTCCGATCGATCAATGGCGCTGCACGATGATGCACGGCCTCTACTGTGGCTATACGGCGGGCCTCGGGCCTACCGGGGAAGCGCTGGGCATCCCGCAGGACAAGCGCAAGCTTGGGACCGGCGGCGCGCTCATCCGTACGTTCTGCTTGCCGACGAAGCCTAGCAAGACGAACGGCCAGCGGATCCGAACGCTCCCGCATCACGAGCCGGAGAAGTGGCAGCTCTTTAAAGAGTACTGTGCCGGCGACGTCGTGGCCGAGATGGAGATTCTGAACCGGTTGTCCGTCTTCCCGGTTCCGGACCAAGAACAATGGTTGTGGCAGCTCGACCAGCATATCAACGCGTACGGCGTTGCGGTGGACCGGGACGTGATTGACGGCGCGCTGGCGATCGACGAGCAGATTAGTGCAGAGCTGATGCAGGAGGCTGTCCGGCTGTCTGGGCTGAATAACCCGAAGAGCGTTCAGCAGCTGACGAAGTGGCTGACAGCGGAGTTAGAAGAAGAGGTCGACAACCTACGCAAGGATACGGTCAGCAAACTGATAGACAAGGTAGATGAAGGGAACGTCAAGCGCGTACTGGAGATCCGGCAGGAGCTTAGCAAGACGAGTGTCAAGAAGTACGCCGCTATGCGGCAGGCGGTCTGTGATGACGGTCGGATCCGGGGGCTGCTGCAGTTTTACGGCGCGAACCGGACCGGGCGCTGGGCGGGCCGGCTGGTACAGATTCACAACCTGCCGCGGAATAAAGACGGCTTCCCGCTCGACCTGGCGCGGAATCTGGTCAAGGCCCGGAACGTTGCGGCGCTGAAGCTGATTTTCGGCAACATCCCGGACACGCTCTCGCAGCTCATCCGGACCGCGTTCGTGCCATCGCCTGGTAACGTTATGCGCGTGGCTGACTTCAGCGCCATCGAGGCCCGCGTCATTGCGTGGCTCGCCGGTGAGCAGTGGCGGCTGGAAGTCTTTAAGACACACGGCAAGATCTACGAGGCATCAGCGTCGCAGATGTTCGGCATCCCGATCGAGGAGATCGGCAAGGGCAGCGACCTGCGGCAGCGCGGCAAAGTGGCCGAGCTCGCGCTAGGATATCAGGGCGGCCCGGGGGCGCTGATCGCAATGGGCGCGCTCGATATGGGCCTGACGGAGGACGAGCTGCCGGACATCGTGCTGCGCTGGCGGAATGCGAATCGGCGAATCGTCGATCTGTGGTACAGCCTCGAGAACGCTGTGCTGGAAGTCATGAGAACCGGGCAGGCCGTAGGGATCCGCGGCATGATCATCGCCCGGGAAAGCCACCACGGTACGCAACAGGACTTCCTGACGATCCAGCTCCCGAGCGGCCGCAAGCTCTTCTATGCCCGGCCGCACCTCGCGCAGAACGATTTCGGCAAGGAGGCGCTGCACTATTGGGGTGTCGACCAGAAGACGAAGAAGTGGGGCACGATGTCGACCTACGGCGGTCGTCTCGTGGAGAACGTGGTTCAGGCGATCGCGCGCGACTGCTTGGCCGTATCGCTGGGGCGGCTCACGAGCGCCGGCTATCTTACCGTTTTCCATGTTCACGACGAAGCGGTCGCGGACGTGCCCGATGGTTTCGAGACGGTCGATCATATGACCGAAATCATGGGCGCGCCGATCCCGTGGGCGCCAGGGCTGCCGCTCGGGGCCGCGGGCTTCGATACCAACTACTATTTGAAGGACTGAGCGACCACGAGAGCCAGAGTCACCTTCTTTATTCAGGTCGTGTGTTGCAGCAGGGCTTCTCTCATCCTGCAGGACGGGCTGGTGGAGTACGACCAGCATATTTGCTCCATATGCAGGAAGCCAATCGCCTTCAAGTCGGATTATGACGGGCATTGGTACTTGGTTGGCGGTCGGCTGTTCAACGGTTCGGATACTTAAGCCGGGCCTCAAGTATTTGGATGTATACGGAAGGACATCAGGCCATGAGATCTGCCACCCTGTCCATCCATAGAGCAGCTTCGTAAGAAGCATCCACATCGTCAAACCCGATGAACATCAGGAACCGCTTGTACCGATCGTATATATCGCCATCACCCTCGGGGTGCTTGCGGCTGTAGGCCAAAAATTGATTAACAAGATCGCTGTACATGCTATCGCCTCCGATGGCAATCATAGCATTTTACCCAAATTGATGTTGTCGAAATATAGGAACGCCGCTTTAATATCTTGATACCTAATCTAGGGAGGATTCGTACATGGGAATCCACAAAGCTGATCTGAAAGAGTTCATTGAAGAGAAGGCAAAGAAACGCAAGGCCGAGGTGCGGAAAGTCGTCAGGGCAGCTGTTGAGGAGACTTTTAGGCCCTTCGTCTTCGCTGCCCATGCGGATCTTGGAGTGCTGGAGACTAAAGCTGACGCTTTTCACCGCGAGCTCGATAGGGCAGTCAACCAAAACAAACGCCTGACCGATTGGAATTTCACCAGTCTGCTAAGAGATGTAAATCGATACGCAATCGGCATTCGCGAGGACATTGTGCAGAGACAAACGAACATAGCGGTCGGGAATTTACTGGACCGTTGCACTGATGTCCTCGTGGATGGTCTGGATACGTTATCTGCATCCGTAGCCGATCAGCACTCCATGGCGATCGCCGAATACCAGGATCTCATAAAGCTCACGGACGAGCTTACGACGATCATCAATTCGTCGCACAGCGGTGATAAGGCATATAAACGCCTGAAGGAGCTCGGGGTCAATCTGTCGGACTTCGACGGCGGCAGCAAGATCCTACCGGCTGTGGTGAAGCTGTCCGTCAACCCATGCCTAATCAACGGAGACTGCAAATGAATCGGCGCCGGAAACTCAAGAGGGAGCGAGAGCTTGCAATAGCTGTCGGCGAACATCGACGCCAGTTATTCAAGGTCATAGCTAGCGATCCGGACTTTCATAAAGACGAAATCTTCGTCGATAGCTTCGCGGGCGGGGGCGGCGCTTCGACTGGCATCGAGTATGCTATCGGTCGCAACGTTGACGAGGCTGTCAATCATGATCCCGCGGCGATCGCTATGCATGAGGCCAACCATCCGCAGACGCGACACCACTGCGAAGACGTTTGGAGCATTCATCCTCGTGTTATCGCTGCAGGCCGGCGCGTTGGCCTCCTTTGGCTCTCTCCGGACTGTACACACCATAGTAAGGCGCGCGGCGGCAAGCCCCGGGAGAAGGGAATACGTGGACTCGCATGGACAGCGGTATGGTGGGCGGCCACAGTGCGACCTCGTGTCATCATGCTGGAGAACGTGGAGGAGTTCGCGGATTGGGGGCCGTTGGACGCGGAGGGGAAGCCGATCAAGGCGCAAAAGGGCCGAACGTTCCGAACCTTCGTCAACGCTCTGAAGCGCCAGGGCTACGAGGTAGAATGGCGCATCCTTCGCGCCTGCGACTACGGCGCGCCGACGATCCGTAAGCGGCTGTTCCTGATCGCGCGCTGCGACGGTCAAGCGATCGTTTGGCCGGAGCCGACACACGTCCAGGTGGACAAGCCGTTCAAGATCACCGCAGGCGGCCCACTGCCATATCGCCGGGCAGCCGACATTATTGACTGGTCGATTCCGGTGCCGTCGATCTTCGGTCGCAAGCGTGAGCTGGCGGATAACACGAAGCGGCGGATCGCTCGCGGCATCGACAAATTTATCCTGCAGGTGGCCGCGGCAGGTGGTGTGCCGTTCATGGCTCCCTTTCTCGTAAACGTGAACCACGGAGGCGAAGGATTCCGCGGCCAAGGGCTCGGCGAGCCGCTGCAGACGATTACCGGAAAGAACGGTATCGGTCTCGTTGTCCCCCATATCACGAAGTTCCGCGGCGGGTCCACGGGGCATTCGATAGATGAGCCGCTTCACACGATTACGTCAGGAGCAGGGGCGACACGGCCCGCTGGAGCAGCTCACGCGATGGGAATGGTCACGGCGTCCTTAGTCAAGCATTACGGCGGCAACTACAACGGTGCGGGCAACTCGCTGGAAGACCCGCTTTCAACTATCACAACGACCGACCACAATGCACTGCTGTGCGCGAGCTTGATTCAAATGGGCTACGGTGAGCGGCCGGGACAGGATCCACGCGTGCTGGATATCGGGAGCCCGCTCGGAACAATTACGGCGGGCGGAAACAAGTTCGGCCTAATGACGGCGCATATCGCCCGGCACTTCGGCGAATCGATCGGTAGCGACATGGCCGATCCGGTTGGGACCGTCACCGCGGGAGGCGGAGGCAAGAGCGCGCTTGTCGCATCACACCTGATCAAGTTTCGCGGCGACAACATCGGCAGCGGAATGGACGCCCCGGTCCCGACGATCACCGCAGGTGGCCAGCATCTTGCAGCTGTTTATGCCTTCATGGTCGCTTACTACGGGAGCAGCGTCGGACAGGATATGGCGGATCCGCTAGGCACTGTGACAACACACGATCGCTTCGGCCTCGTATTGGTCCGGATCCGTGGCGTCGACTACGTTATCGTGGACATCGGAATGCGGATGCTGACACCTCGGGAGCTCTACCGGGCGCAGGGCTTTCCGGAGAGTTACATTATCAATCCGATATTCAACGGCAAACCATTCACACAGGCGGAGCAAGTTGCCAAGTGCGGAAACTCGGTATCCCCGGTCATGTCCGCAGCGCTTACCCGGGCGAACCTGCCGGAGCATTGCGTGCCTCGGATGGCGGATCGTTTCTCGAAGTTGGACAGGGAGTTGTTATTCGCTTAATTCAAAGGAGGGCTCATATATGAAGCAATCAACCATTGTACTATTGGACGTACAAGATGAGCGCAAGCGCCAGGATGCAAAATGGGGCGAGCAGAATCACGAACCGCAGTTCTGGACCGGCATCCTCGGCGAGGAGTTCGGCGAGCTCTGCCAGGCGGTGAACGAGACGGTATTCAACAATGGCCCCGCGGAACGCGCGAAAGGCGGCTACGCCAATATGCGGACCGAGGCGATCCAGGTGGCGGCGGTGGCCGTTGCGTTCGTTGAGATGCTAGACCGCCGGCATGGGGGCAAGGTGTTATGAGGCTCGAGCTCAGCCGTTCGACAGAACTGGACCGATGGCTGGCCGAGCATCATTATCTCCAGTCGACGCCGCCTGGCGCGCAACTCCGGCTGTGGATCCTGGACGATGCTGGCGAGCGGATCGGCGCGATGATGTGGGGACGGCCGACGGCGCGGAGCCTTGACCAGGTGGCGCTGTTGGAGCTGACGCGCATGTATCTGGTTGACGAGACGGAGCCGAACGCGGAGAGCCGGGCGCTCTCCCTGGCCCGTAAGCATATCCGTAAGCATCTTCCTTCTATTAAAGGGCTCATCTCATATTCGAGCTCTGGGCAAGGGCATGAAGGCACGGTTTACCGTGCCGACGGATGGTTCCCGGTCGGATCCACGAGACGACGCCGGGAAGGCTGGTCTTCTCGAGCAGAGCGCGCCGAACGCGATCTATCCACTAAAACAAGGTGGGTGAGGAGTCCATGAGACCTCTGTCGGAAGAAGAGAAAGCGCAAAGCACAGTCGCGCGCAGACAGGCGAATCTGGAACTGTCTAAGCGGCGCAAGGATCTGGGACGGCGGATTCGAGCAGTAAGAACCGGCCCGACGAAGAGCGCGCTGCTCCGAGAGTTTGACGCCCTGCGTGACGTAAGGGGTCTTCCAACTACGGTCGCTTTTGAAGGTGAGCTTATAACGATCAACTATGAGATGTTCATACGATTCCTGCGGACTCTTCGAGGTTATCACGTAAGCCTACGTATCGAACAGCTCAGTCTCTGGATTCACTATTCAAAGACACACGGGAATCATGGGACTATCGAACTTTATGGCTTGCCGGCATATCAAATTAATTTACTGACTGATCTACCATTTGTCCGGCTTGAGGAGTGACGGCAGTGATTAACGACAGGCAACTCATCATCTCCGCCGCCGGCAGCCGCAAGGCGACCCACTGGCCGGCTCAGACGCTTTTCTGGTCTGAGCTGGTCACCCGGCTGCGGACTGCCGTGCGCGGCACGGAGACGCTCGCGCAGTACCTCGCGATGCCGAAGAGCCAGCAGGACGACCTGAAGGACATTGGCGGGTTCGTGGGCGGCGAGCTCGCGGGCGGACGCCGGAAGGTTGACGCGGTCGTCGGGCGCGACGTGCTATCGCTTGACCTTGATAATATCCCCGCAGGCGGCACGGCCGACGTGCTGCGCCGTCTCGAGGGACTCGGCTGCGCCTATGCCGTTTACAGCACCCGCAAGCACGAGGAGGCCCGGCCAAGGCTCCGCGTGCTTGTGCCGATTAACCGGACAGCGACGGCGGACGAGTACGAGCCGCTGGCGCGGAAGCTCGGGCAGATCATCGGCATTCAGCTCTGCGACCCGACGACGTTCCAAGCGACCCGGCTTATGTACTGGCCGAGCTGCAGCGCGGACAGCCAGTATGTCTTCCACTTCGCGGATCGGCCGTTCCTCTCAGCAGACGGTGTGCTGGGGATGTACGCAGACTGGCGGAACTGGCACGAGTGGCCGCAGGTGCCAGGCGCGAGCCAGGCGCACGTCCGTATGGCCGCCAAGCAAGGCGACCCAACGAGCAAGCCCGGCGTCGTCGGCGCATTCTGCCGGCAGTATGACATCCCCGCGGCGATCGCCGCCTTCCTACCCGGCGTCTACACGGAGGCGGCGGACGGCCCCGGGCGCCTGACGTACGCGGGCGGCAGCACGGTGGGTGGCGCGATCATCTACGACGACGGACAGTTCCTGTTCTCGCATCATGCGACGGATCCGACCAGTGGCCGCCTCGTCAACGCGTTCGACCTGGTCCGTCTGCACAAGTTTGGCGACCAGGACGACGACGCGAAGCCGGACACGCCGACGAACAAGCTGCCGAGCTACACGGCCATGAGCGCCTACGCGCTGCAAGACGCCGCCGTGGCCGGCGCACTCAACCAGGAGCGATATGACAAGGCTCTGGCGAGCTTCGGGGAGGCCGTCGCGGCGCCGCTGGAACCGGTCGGCACGGTGCCCGGTGCAGGTGCGAGCGTTGCGGTCATGGAGCAGGAGGCGCCAGCCGTACCGGACTCGGAATGGATGCGGCTGCTGCAGTTCAGCCCGACGACCGGCGCGCCGGCGAAGACGGTCGACAATATCCTGATCATCCTCGAACACGATCCGATGCTGCGCGGCAAACTGGGCTATGACGAGTTCGCCGTGCGTGGGCTGGTTCTGGGCTCGCTGCCATGGGATCGCCGGACGGAGCGGCGGGAATGGACGGACATCGACGACGCGGGACTACGGCATTATCTCGAGCGCGTTTATGGGATCTCCGGTAAGGAGCGCGTATTCGATGCGATTGCGCTCTGCGCGCATCGGCATACGTTCAACGATGTGCAGGAGTATCTGCGGTCGCTGCCGCAATGGGACGGCGTCCGGCGGCTGGATACGCTGCTGACGGTCTACCTGGGTGCGGTCGATACGGTGTATACCCGGGCGGTGTGCCGGAAGGCGATCGTGGCCGGCGTGGCCCGGGCAATGACGCCTGGCTGCAAATACGATCAAATGCCGATCTTGGCGGGGCCGCAGGGGCTCGGGAAGAGTACGTTTTTACGGATCCTCGGGCGGCGTTGGTACAGCGACAGCTTGACGACGTTCGAAGGCAAGGAAGCGTCCGAGCTCATACAAGGCATTTGGATCAACGAGGTCGGCGAGCTGGCGGGCATGAGCAAGTCGGAGACCGGCGCGATCAAGCAATTCCTTAGCCGGACGGAGGACATCTACCGGGAGCCATACGGGCGCCGTACTAAGGCGTATCCGCGGCGAGGCGTCTTCTGGGGAACAACCAACGATACTGAGTTCTTGCGGGATCGGACAGGCAATCGGCGCTTTTGGCCGGTCGACGTGGGCACACAGACGCCGCAGCGTAACGTCTGGCGGGATCTGGAGGCCGAGGTGCCTCAGATCCTTGCGGAGGCGCTCGCGTACTGGCGACTGGGAGAGCAGCTGTATCTGACAGGCGAGGCGGAACAGATGGCGAAGGAGCAGCAGGACGCGCACAGGGAGAGCAACGCCAAAGAGGGCATCATCCGCGCATTCGTGGAGCGGCCAGTGCCGCCGGATTGGCAGCGGCGCGATCTGTCTCAGCGGCGGACGTACTGGGGCGGCGAGTTCGGGAAGCCCCAGGAAGGCGCGGGAGGGCCCCGGGACCGCATATGTGCCGCGGAGGTTTGGTGCGAGTGCTTCAATTCGGACATCAAGTTTATGAGGCAATCAGACACCCGCGAGATCAATGGCATTTTGGCCGGGATGCCCGGATGGGAGGAGTACAAGGGCGCATTCGGCCCATACAGTTGGCAGCGTGGCTTTCGCAGATTGGGGGTCGGGTAGGCCTTGGACAAGTTGGACAGATGGCGTTGGACAGATTTTCAAGTGTCCAAGTCACAGTTGGACAGATTTTTCGACTGTCCAAGCATCTGTCCAAGCATCTGTCCAAGCCAAAAACCGCGACACATCAACGATTTCTATATACTCTTGGACACTTGGACACTTTATCTATTAAAAGTAATAAATAAAGAGAATAGAGAGTAAGCGATACGCCTAGCGCGCCTAATTCGTGAAAAGTTATCGCGTACATGAGGCGCACACGCGTAACACTGCAGTTCGATACGAGTCAAGTAATATTTTCAGGAGGGCTAAAGCATGAGAGAACGAGATATAGAATCCTACCTGCGAGATCAAGTCCGGGACGCTGGCGGCCGCGCGATGAAGTGGAACTCGCCGGGCAATAGTGGGGTACCTGACCGGATCGTCTTTCTACCGGGCAAGGTGACCGTATTCGTCGAGACGAAGGCGCCTGGAAAAAAGCCGACGGCCTTGCAGCAATCGCAGCACCGGAAGCTGGCAGGATTGGGACACCACGTCCGTGTTATCGACAGCCGTGAGCAAGTGGACGAGCTGCTGACGGAGTTCAGGGAGGGGCGCCTGTGAGCCGGAGGACGAGAGGCGCCAACGCGCTGCAGGCCGCCCCAGCCCCCGAACGTAAACGGTTCGTACCCCATGCCTATCAGCGGTACTGCATCAACCGGCTTTTGACGGATGAGTACATGGGCTTGTTATTGGACATGGGCCTCGGGAAGACAGTCATCACGCTGACCGCTGTCATGGATCTGAAATACAACCGGTTAGCTATCCGCCGCGTTCTGATCGTGGCGCCGAAGAAGGTCGCCGAGGCAACTTGGACGACGGAGGCAAGCAAGTGGGAGCACCTGAAGCTGCTTCGGATCGTACCGGTGCTGGGAACGGCGCAGCAGCGGATCCGCGCGCTGAACACGCCGGGTGACGTCTGGGTTATCAACCGCGACAACGTCAAATGGCTGGTTGATTACTACCGGAACGCCTGGCCGTTCGACATGGTGGTGCTGGACGAGCTGTCCAGCTTCAAGAATCACCAAGCGCAACGCTTCAAGGTGCTAACGTGGGTACGGCCGCACATCAAGCGGTTAGTCGGCCTCACCGGCACGCCGGCGCCGAACGGACTGCTGGACCTGTGGGCGCAGATCTTTCTGCTGGATCAGGGCAAGAGGCTGGAGAAGTTCGTCACCCATTACCGCGAGAGGTATTTCGTGAAGAACTACAACGGCCACGGCTACAAGGCCAAGCCCGGCGCCGAGGAGATCATCCACCAGCGAATAAGCGACATCGCGATCAGCATGAAGGCGGAGGATTATTTGGAGCTGCCGGACAAGATCGTGAACGTCGTGCCGGTCATGCTGGACGCGAAGGCCCAGGAGCAATACAAGAAGTTGGAGGAAGACCTGCTGCTGGAGCTGGAAGGGACGGAGATCACAGCGACGAGTGCGGCGGTGCTGTCTGGCAAACTGCTGCAGCTATGCAACGGTGCCTTGTACGACGAGGAGCGGAACGTTCACGAGATCCACGATTGCAAAATCGAGGCGTTTCTGGAGCTGATCGAGCAGCTGAACGGCAAGCCGGCGCTGGTGTTCTACAGCTACCAGCATGACCTGACACGGATCCACAAGGCGCTGGAGCGGTCTGGCCTCCGCGTTCGCGAGCTGAAGACGCCGCAGGACCAACTGGACTGGAACACCAAGAAGGTCGACGTGCTGCTGGCGCATCCGGCGAGCGCCGCCTATGGGCTTAACCTGCAGGACGGCGGCAACCACGTCGTATGGTTCGGGCTTAACTGGTCCTTAGAGCTGTACCAGCAGGCGAACGGCCGTCTGCACCGGCAAGGCCAGACCCAGAAAGTTATCTTGCATCACCTGGTTGTTCAGGGCGGAGCGGACGAGGACGTCATGGCCGCGCTGGAGGACAAGGCATCGACACAGGATCGTCTACTAACGGCGCTGAAGGCGCGCATCGAGAGGGTGACTGGGCAATGAGGTATCCCATACCGAACAGACGAAACGAGGTTTCATCGGGCAACGGGCCTGTTATCACATATTCGCTATCCGATGTCGAGCGAGCATATCTGAACGCGGGGGTGCTGAACAAGATCCCGACAGCCGAGCAGCGCGGCCTTGCGAAGCCAAAGGCAGCAAACAACGTTAATAGGGGTCCGCAGCCGGAGCCGCCGAAACGAACCAGACGACAGCCAGAAACCCGCAGGCGCCACAATATCCCCACAGAGACGTTTCGTGAGATGCAGAACGCGGGCATGACCGTCGCTAAGATGGCCGAAAGGCTGGGCATCCCGTACGGGACGGTTAGTACGCTTTTGAAAAAGTATGGCCTGTCCGGCAATAAGCGAGGGCCTAAGACTGGAGGTGGCAAGCGTGGAGGATTGGACGGAGCCGTTGCTGCGGGAATACAGAAAGAGCAAAAGCATGATCACGAAAGCCCGGGCGCGTATACTGCGGATTAAGCCCGAGCACCTTACGGACCGAGAGACAGAGGAGCTCGCCATGCTGAACGGCATCGTGAGCAGCATGGTCTTCGCGATCGATTGGATGCGGACAGGCCGGCAGCCGGGGGTGTATCGCGGGATCGATCGACGGGGCGTATACCAGGCTCCGCACGTGCTGGACAAGGACCTGTTCCCATCGCTGCAGGAGGATCCGCCTGTTCAGTTATTCCGATTGACGCCTGAGCAGAAAGAGGAGGCGCTGGCGGCGATCCGGGCTATGAGTCCGCGAGAGTTTGACTGTTTCCTGTTGCATACGGTCGAGGGAAAATCTTATTCTGAGATCGGCCGGCAACTGGGTATTTCAAAAAGAACGGTACAACAATCAGTTGAACGGGCAAAAGGAAAAATCCCCGAGTGCCAGACGGGATAAGTGATTTCGGGTTTTATGACGTACGGTTGACGTACGAAAAGCCTATTAGTAGAGGGACATTATGCGACTCCTGGCGCGGCGCGTGCCGCAGTAGTGGTGCCTGGTAAAGTCGGATGTTCATGCGCGAAGAGCCCGCGGATATCCTGCGGGCTCTTTATTTTATCTTGAATTGGTAAGTAGCCTTGAAGTACATTCCGCTATTAATCCATACTGCTTCAGACGATATCCGTTCGATCGGGCCGCCGTAGTAGACGATCTTGCCACGTTGCCAGACAGAGACGTCGGACTGGTTGTGCTGTGCAGCCAAGAGTTTGGCATCCGTGTCGAGTTCAAAGCCTGATTTAAACAATCATTCCGCCTCCGGGTAATCGGCTTTCAGCAACTCAAGTGTGTCGTACTTGGTGGTTTCAAATACAAACTTAGCCGGCGATTTATCCGTTCGGTCCTTGATGACATGGCCGTATATCTTGCCAAGTTTTTCAAATACGAACATAGTCTTTCCTGGCTCATCCCGAAGTGGATACCTGATTGGCATAGCTACACCTCCAAAGCATACTTCGACAAGCTGGGAGTATTCCCCTTCTTGTAACGGATGGGCTATTGTCGTAAATCTCGTTGAAAGGAGGCGATGCGGGTGGCATTGCCTGTGAAGCAACAGAAGTTTGCCGACGAATTTTTGATCGACCTGAATGCGACACAAGCTGCAATCCGAGCCGGATACAGTTTCAAGACTGCGACCGAGCAAGGTTCGAGGCTGTTAGCGAATGTTAAGGTCCGTGCGTACATCGATGAACGGATGGCCGTAATTTCAACGCGGACTGGGATTAATCAGGAGCGTATCATGCGGGAGCTCGCCCGCATCGCCTTTTTGGATCCGACGAAGCTCGTCAACATGGATAGCGCCGAGTTGCAGGATAATGCGAGCGCCGACGACCGGGCCGCGATCGCCAGCGTTAAGGTAAAGAGCATGAGCGGCGATGTGGAGATGATCGAGCGTGAGGTCCGTTTCGCTGACAAGCTGAAAGCTCTGGAGCTCCTGGGCAAGCGGTATGGTATGTGGACCGATGGCCTCAAGCTGTCCGGTGAGGTGGGCGTCCAGATCATCGACGACATTGGCAGCGGAGACGGTGCATAAACGGTGCATATCCACCCGGTTTTGCCTTTGTATTTCGGGAAATAATCGCAACGGTAATTCTCGCCGAAATCCTGCAACGATGCGGGGTTTCGGCGATTTCTGCATAAACGCTGCATAACTGCCGTTCGGCATTTAAGCCGAAAACGCCACGTCCTGTCTGGGATTCCGCGCAATGATTAAAAATGACTTTTGTGCAAATTCCAATGTTTTGTACATATGTCTTTGCATAATGACTGCATAGAGGGAGGTGGTCGGGTTGGTTACCGCTGCACAGCAACAGGTGAAGCTCTCGGAGATCGTGACACCGCAGTTTGTTCCGTTCTGGCAGGCGTCCAATTCGCACCGCTTCCTGCGTCATGTGCTAAAGGGCGGTCGCGGTAGTGCGAAGTCGACGCATATCGCTCTGAAGGTTGTCAAGGACGTCATGAAATACCCGGTTACGGCGTTGGTTCTTCGCAAAGTGGCCCGCACGTTGGAAGAGTCGGTCTTTGAGCAGCTCAAGGAGGCGATTGAGATCCTGGGCGTCAGTCAATATTGGCGCGTGCTCAAGTCGCCGCTGCAGCTCATTTACTTACCGCGCGGCAACAAGATCATATTCCGCGGCGCCGACGATCCGCTGAAGCTCAAGTCTATCAAGGTGAGCAAGTTCCCAATCGCCATCCTTTGGGGCGAGGAATTGGCAGAGTTTAAGACTGAAGAAGAAGTCACGACCATCGAGAATTCCGTGCTACGTGCGGAGCTGCCGGATGGTCTTTTTTACGCGTTCTACTACAGCTACAACCCGCCGAAGCGCAAGCAGAACTGGACAAACAAAAAGTTCGAAACGCAGTTTCTGCCGGCCAATACGTTCGTGCATCACTCCACGTATCTGGATAACCCGCATCTATCAAAGGCTTTTCTCCAAGAAGCGGAGGAGGCCAAGAAGAAGGGCAAGAAGGACAAGGACGGCCTGTCTCTGCGGTACAAATGGGAGTACCTCGGCCAGGCGATCGGCAGTGGCGTTGTTCCGTTCGACAATCTGACTTTCCGCCGGATCACAGACGAAGAAGTCCGGTCCTTTGACAACATCCGGCAGGGCATTGACTGGGGCTACGGCGTGGACCCGCTGTCTTTCGGTCGTTGGCATTACGACAAGACGCGTCGTCGGCTCTATGCCCTGGACGAGCTGCACGGCGTAAAGATCAGCAACCGGGAGGCCGCGGAGTGGATCAAGGAGCGCGGCTACCATACCGAGATGACGACGGCGGACTCAGCCGAGCCGAAGTCGATCGACGAGATGAAGGGGCACGGCCTGCGGATCCGCAGCGCCAAGAAGGGCCCCGGCAGCGTCGAGTACGGCGAGAAGTGGCTGGATGACCTGGAGGAAATCGTCATCGATCCGCAGCGAACGCCGGAGACGGCCCGGGAGTTCGAGTCGATAGACTACCAGACGGACGCGGACGGCAACCCGCGCACGAAGCTCGAAGAGACGGATAATCACAGCATCGACCAATGCCGGTACGCGATGGAAGGCGACATGCGCAAGCCAGGCATTTCATTCTGACGGGAAGGAGGGAGGAGCGTGCCCACGGAAACGGACCGTATTAACAGCGCCATCACCGCCGCGGCCCCTATGCGGCTAGAGCAGATCATCCAGCTCGAAATCGATGATTGGAGAAAGTCTCCGGAGCTCAAACTGATTCAGCTCGGTAAGGAATACTACCGGGTTGAACATGCGATCAAGGACCGCAAGCGAGAGATCATTGGCGACGGCGGCCGGATGGTCGAAGATAAGAACCTAGCGAACAAAAAGCTTATTCACGCCTTCATCCGCAAGCTTGTTGACCAGAAGGTCGGATATCTGCTCTCGAAGCAGCCGTCGATTCAGACGAAGAACAAGAACTACGCCGATGCGATCGGCGGCTTGTTCAACAAGGCGTTTCTTCGCATCCTGCAGAACGTTGGGAAGAACGCGATCAACGGCGGCCGCGGGTGGCTTCATCCGCATTACAACGATGCGGGCGAGCTGACTTTCAAAGTCATTCCCACCGAGGAAGGCATCCCGATCTGGCGCGATGCTGCGCACACGGAGCTCGAAGCTTTTATCCGGGTTTACAAGCAGGACTATTACGAGGGCACGACCAAGCACGTCCTCGAAAAGGTCGAGTATTGGGACGAGAGCGGCGTCAAGCGTTTCGTGCTGAACGCGCCGGGCTCTGCGGGGCTCACGCCGGATGAGGATGCGGGCGCGGTGTCGGCGCACTTTGTTGCCCAAGAGGATGAAGCGGAGCAGCCACTCAACTGGGAGCGCGTGCCGTTCATCTGTTTCAAGTACAACGACGAGGAGCAGCCGCTGATCAAGTTTCTGAAGTCGCTCGTTGACGACTACGACGAGCAGACCAGTGATAACTCCAACAACCTGACTGACCTGCCGAACGGGATCTATGTCCTGAAAGAATACGACGGAACAGATCTCGGGGAGTTCCGACGTAACCTGTCACGGTACCGGGCGGTTAAGGTATCAGGAGAGGGCGGTGTGGAGACGCTGACGCTCCAGTTCAGCCCGGAGGCGCTCAAGCAGCACATCGACCAGTTGCGCAAGGATATTTACGAGTTCGGCCGCGGAGTGGACAGCCAGTCGGATAAGTTCGGGAATAGCCCAAGCGGTATCGCGCTGCGCTTCCTCTACAGCGACTTGGACATGGACGCCAATATCATCGAAACCGAATTTCAGGCCAGCCTCGAGCAACTACTATGGTTCGTAAACACGCACCTTGCCAACACAGGCGCCGGCGATTTCTTTGACGAGTCGGTCGATATCGTCTTTAACAGAGACATCCTGATCAACGAGACGGACACGATCAGCAACGCCAAGAATAGCGTCGGCCTGATCTCGGACGAGACGATCGTGGCAAATCACCCGTGGGTGACCGACACGCAGGAAGAGCTCGAGCGCCTGAAGCGCGAACGAGAGGCGAGCCTGGCGGACTACGGGGCTCTCGGGCAGCCGCAAGGCGATAAGTCTGGCTCGGATCCGAACGGGACTGACGGCGGATGAAGCCGACCGCGTACTGGCAGAAACGCAGCGAGCAGATCGCGGCCAGGCAATTCGCCAAGGCGGAGCAGTACGAGGCAGCGCAGGACCGGGAATATGCCCGTGCGGTGAACGAGATCCGCCGGAGTGTGGAAGTCTTCTACCAACGCTATGCGATCAACGACTCCGTCAGTATGGCCGAGGCTCGAAAGCAGCTTTCCGGCCGCGAGCTCGGCGAGTTCAAGATGTCACTTGAAGAGTTCACGGCCAAGGCGAAGGACAACGCGGATGGACGATGGACCCAGGGGCTCAACAACGTCTACTTCCGGACGCGCGTGAGTCGATATGAGGCGTTGCAGCTTCAGATCCGCCAACAGGCCGAGATGGTCGCCGGTAGCCGGCAGCGTGGCACGAGCGATCTCCTGGGCGACGTTTACACCGACACCTATCATCGAACCCTTTACGAGATTCAGAAGGGCACCGGAATGGGGGTGTCTTTCGCGCGAATCGATCCGGCCTCCCTGGAGATGATTCTCCGGACTGATTTCGCCGGATCGAATTGGAGTAAGCGCATTTGGGGCGATCGGGACAAGCTCGCTACGGAGCTGCGGACCAAGCTCGCGCAGGCATTCATCCGCGGCGAGCCGGCGGAAAGAACGATCCGGGATCTCGCCGCGCGCATGGACGTGTCACGATCGAACGCGGAGCGGCTCGTCCAGACGGAGGCAGCTTTTTTCGTCGGCCAGGCAACCGCGGCGGGTTATCGCGAGAGCGGCGTCGTCAACCGGTATGAGATCCTCGCGACGTTGGACAATCGGACATCCTCGATATGCCGCGGGATGGACGGCAAGGTATTCCTGGTGTCGGAACAGGAGCCGGGCGTAAACTATCCGCCGTTCCATGCGCGCTGCCGGACGACGACTGTCCCCTACTTCGACGACGAGATCGACCCGGGAGAGCGGATCGCCAAGGATACAGAGGGTGACACCTATCATGTTCCCGCTGACATGAAATACGAGCAATGGTATGATGAATATGTGAGGCCTGACAAAGCGCTGGCCGATGTTTACCGTTCCTTCGCAGCGGCAGAACCTGCAATCACCAAGCACATCAAAGAGGTGTCTGCGGCAGCCGGTGCCGAGCCTGTGGGCCTTGATTTCCGGCTGAAGACGCTGGATTCATTCAAACGCAAGGTGAGCAGCGACTACGCCGAGCAGAAGGCGGCAGGTCAGAACATCCTCCGCAAAGAGATCGCAAGCGGCATGAACGACGTTGTCCGGTATACGGCCGTTGCCGATGGCGATCGGCTCGTTCAAGTTTACGAGGACATGAAGGATCAGCTTCTCTCGAAAGGCTATACGTTCATTAAGGCTAAGAATTCTTGGAACCAACCATTCAATCCTTACAAAGGTGTGAACGTCGTATTTCATGCCCCAAATGGGCCAAACTTTGAATTGCAATTCCATACGCCTGAGAGCTTCGACATGAAGCAGAACAGGATCCATTTGCTTTATGAGGAATACCGGCTTGGGACCACGAAGCCGGCACGCAAGAAAGAGCTGCTGCAGCAAATGCTTGAAATGTCGAAGGGCTTGAAGAAACCGAAAGGCATTGAGCAAATCAGGTGACGAAGGGAGCGGTAAACTTGGAGACGCAGTATCTAGCCATTACGAAATTTGGAACGACCAAGGAGGCCCCCTTTGCGGTCGCCCGATTGCACGAAGGTCTATTCGAGCGATACGTGGATGACAGATGGGTTGAGGACATCTCCTTGGCTGACATCCTCATCGGCGAGTTTAGCGACTACGAGGAAATTTCCGAAGAAGAGGCAAATCGAATCATCAATCAATGAGCGTCCCCGCATCCGCGAGGGCGTTTTTGATTGCGTGAAAATACAATGCGAGTTGGGCTCCGGCTGAGACTGCCGGGGCCCTTAATCATGACCGGACACCACCGGGAAAAAAGTGAGGATGGTCTAAAATGGAATGGCTCAAAAAGCTGCTTGAAGCTCAGGGCCTCAGCGAGGCTCAGATCAAGGCAATCACCGAGGGGGTGGAGACGAACTATAAGGACTGGATCCCGAAGCACCGGTTCGACGAGGTCAACACGACCAAGAAGAAGGCCGAGGACGACCTGAAAGACCGCGACAAGCAGCTCGAGGAGCTGAAAAAGTCCGCCGGTGACAACAAGGCGCTGCAGGACCAGATTGCCCAGCTGCAGAACGACAACAAGGCCGCAAAGGACAAATACGAATCCGAGGTCAAAGACCTACACCTAAGCACGGCGCTCAAGCTGGCACTCGCCGGCAAAGTCCATGACCCCGACATCGTCGCGGGGCTGCTCGACAAATCGAAGGTCGAACTGGACGACGCAGGCAACGTCAAGACCGGCCTGGACGACCAAATCAAAGCCCTGCAAACGAGCAAGGCTTTTTTGTTTGTCCCGGAATCCAGCAACACGCCGAAGTTCAAAGGCGCGAAACCGCCGGACGGCGGAGGTGGTGCCGGCGGAGGTGGGGACGCCTCGGTTGGTGCGAGCTTTGCAAAAGCGGCAAATGAGAGCGGAAAAGCCCCCGCTGCCGCGCCGAATCCCTGGGGCTAAAGAAAGGAGCGAAACCAAATGCCTTATGTCAAGGACTACGGCAAGCGCGAAGAAATCAACTTTCTCGCCAGCGCCGACTACACCGCATTTACGTACCAAGTGAACGACTCCGGCGTTACTCCCAACGCGAACGGCCGGAAGATCGTTCCCGCGGGCTCGGTTTTTCCGATCAATGACGCGACGGCTATCGGCATTCTGCTGTCGGATGTAGACGTTACGAATGGGCCGCAGCCTGGCGCAGTCATCGTGGAGGGCTGGCTCCTGGAGGCACGTCTCCCGACCGCTCCCGTGGCAGCAGCCAAAACGGCCATGAAGGCTATCAAATTCAAAACGGTCGTGTAAGCGACTCAAGAGGAGGAAATCATCCATGCCTAGCGTATTGGATCTGTTCAACCAGCGCGAAGTGCTGAACTATCTGCAAAACCGTCAATACTCACCCCTGCTCGGCGAATCGCTGTTCCCCGAGGTGAAGCGTGATTCGCTGGAGTTCGACCAAATCAAAGGCGCGCGCCGGATCCCGGTCATTGCCAGCGTCCACGCGTTCGACACGGAGGCCGAGATCGGCAGCCGGGAGGCCAGCAAGCAGGCGCTGGAACTCGCGCTCATCAAGCGCAAACTGCCGTTGAAGGAAAAGGACATCATCGCCCTCGAAAACCCGCGTACGCCAGCCGAACAGCAATACCTGATGCGGGAGGTGTACAACGACGTCGACGTTCTCGTTCAAGGCGTCAGGGCGCGCATTGAATCGATGCGGATGGAGGCAGTCGCGAGTGGTACGGTCACGCTTGCTGAGAACGGCCTGAGCGCAACGATCAACTACGGCGTGCCGACTGATCACAAAGAGGTGCTTTCCGGTTCCAGCCTGTGGACGGACGTCTCGAGTGACCCGATCGCACGGATCATGGACTGGTCGAACGCTCTCGGCACCAAGCCACGTCGTGCATTGACGTCCAATACCATCCTCGGCGCGCTGCTGCGGCATCCGAAGGTTGCGGGCGCGCTGTTCGGTCAGGACACGAGCCGCGTCGCGTCTCGGGCCGAGCTGAATTCGTACCTCGAACAGTTGGAACTGCCCACGATCGCAACGTATGACGAGGTGTACCGCAAGCAGAACGCAAACGGGTCGTATACGCAGTACCGGTACTTCCCGCAGAACAAGTTCGTGCTGTTGCCTGACGGCCCGCTTGGCGAGACGGTCTACGGTCCGACGGCTGAGGAGATCCGGCTGGCGCGCGATCCGAGCATCGATACGCAGACCATCGGTAACGTGCTGGCGATGGTCTATGAAGAGAGCGCGGACCCGGTGAGCACCTGGACGAAGGCGGTCGCGACAGCGCTGCCGAGCTTCCCGGCTGCAGACGAAGTCTTTCAGGCGCAAGTAATCTAAGGGGAGGAGATAAACGATGATCGTAACTCCGAATTTGATCGCGGTGAACCATAACGGGCACCGCTATGTCCCTGGAGAGGAATTCGAAATCGACCGCGCCGGCTATGCACGAATCGCCGGCCATCTCGATGTGATCGATGACGAAGACAAGCCCGCTGCCGAAAAACCGCTTGAGAAGCAATCGGTGGCAGAGCTGAAGGCGTATGCTGAGCTGCACAATATCGATCTGGGAGACGCAGACAAGAAGCCCGCTATTCTGGCCGCTATTCTGGCGGCCCAGCAGGCTGGTGGCGCCCCGAACGGCGGTACGGGCGATGGCGACCAGCAGTAAAGACATCTGGCCGCTCGTCAAGAAACGGCTCGGCGTTCGCGTGAACGATCATGATGAACTGATCGAGCTGTACACGGATGAGATCGGCCAGCGGATCCGGACGTATATCAACGCAACGGCTGTCCCAGAAGCCCTGACGTACACCTGGGCGGCAATGGTGGCGAGCGCTCTCTCAGCGGAGCAGCTCGCCGTTTTGTTCCCGCCTGGGGAGGAAACCGTGGAATTCGAGACGACGATCGGGGACACGACTGTCAAGCCGATCAAATCGGTCACCGCGCCGAGTCTGCCGACGGTCGCGGTGCTTGATTCGGTTGTCTTCGACTATCGCGGAGAGCTGAACGCCTTTCGGAAGCTGAGGTGGTAGCATTGATCTTCACGAAGCACCGCCGCGCCATCGAGCGAATGTATACGGACCGCTGCACGATCAGCCGGCCGGAGAAGGTCAAGGATCCAGTCACGAAAGAAACGAAGGAAGACATGCAGCCTGTGCTCGTAGCCGTGCCGTGCCGCCTTTCGCAGTCGGGGCTTGCAAAAAACGATCAGTCCGACGCGCAGAACGACATCCGGTACGAGGCAAAGCTCTTCATCGCTCCCGAGCTCGAGATCCGGCAGGGCGACCAGGTCGACGTCATCCGCGGCGTGCATACGGCATCCGGATGGGAGCCGCTGGCCGAAGGCCGAACATGGCGTTTCCAAGCCGGCGAGCCATTTCCGCCGTATTCGACTCACCAAGAGGTCAGCCTGCAACGAAGGGACTGGGCCTGATGGCAAAGTGGGGGAGCTTCGACTTCGGCGACATGAAGAAGTTGGCGGACACTTTCCAGAAGGCACTCGATGAACGAGTGGTTGAAAGGTTTCTCCGGGAGTTCTTGATGGAGATGGCTATGCGTGCCGTCCGCAAGATCAAGAAGCGCACGCCAGTCGATAGCGGCGAGCTCCGGAGGAACTGGATGGTCGGCAACGTGGAGCGCAGGGGTAACTCGTTCGTAGTCGAGATTTTCAACAATACGGAGTACGGCCCATATGTGGAGTACGGCCACCGGTCTGGTCCCGGCCTTACAGAGTGGACGGAAGGACGGTTCATGCTGACGATCTCCATGAAAGAAATCGAGCGTGAGCTGCCGCGATACCTGGAGCGCCGGCAAATGGAATTACTGGAACAACTGATGAATGGGCGACCGCCGAAAAAGGGAGGCTGAGGCCGTGAACACCGTGACCACCAATATGGTACGCGACGGCGTCAACGCCGTACTGGATGCGGCCTTTCCAGGCGTCGAAATTCACGGCGAAGAGATCAAGCAGGGACTGAAAGAGCCCTGCTTTTTCGTCAAGCTCCTGGACGCAGCTGCCGATCGCGAGCTTGGGCGGCGGTATCGCCGGATTCTCTCCTTTGATATCCACTACTTCGGTCGGGACAACCGGGAGATGCACGACGTTGCGGAGAAGCTCTATGACATTCTCGACGTTCTGAACGTTGGCGTAGGAGCTTTCCCGGGAATGGCGATGAAACATGAGATCGTCGGCCGGGTTCTGCATTTTTTCGTGGACTATACGTTCCTCGTCTGGCGCCAGCGACCGGATGATCCGGTCATGGGGACGATGGAACAGTCAGGAGGACTTAAGCCATGAGCAAAGCGCAGGTGCCGGCTGCTGGTGAGCCGGCCAAGTTTACCAAGGTGCAGATCTTGGCAGCAAAGCGATTCAGTCCGAATCAACGGGATTGGTTGCAAGCTTTGCTGCAAGAAGGTGCCGAATATACGGTCGAAGAGGCTGCACAGCTGCTCGATCAACTTTTCGAACAGGAGGCGAAGTAATTGGCTGGAGGAACCTGGACAGTCCAAAACAAGACGCGCCCCGGCGTTTACGTAAACACCAAGAGCGCGCCGAAGGCGCTCGGCTCCCTTGGGGAGCGTGGCGTCGTGTCGATGCCGCTTACCCTTTCATGGGGGCAGCCGAAGGTGATTGTCGCCATCGAAGCCGGAGAGAACACGGCCTCCAAGCTCGGATACGATATTTCGGCTCCGCAGCTCTTGCTGGTCCGTGAAGCCCTTAAGCGAGCTAAGAAGCTGCTGCTGTACCGGGTGAACGCAGGTACGAAAGCGACCGCTACGAGCGGCAGCTTGACGGCGACGGCAAAGTGGGGCGGCGTACGCGGGAATGATCTGTCCATCGTCATTCAAACGAATGTCGACGAAAACACGAAGTTCGATGTCATCACGAAGCTGGAAGGGACGGCAGTTAATACGCAGACCGTTGCGAACATCACCGGGCTGATACCGAATGCGTGGATCGATTGGAGCGGAACCGGTTCGCTGGCGACAACGGCCGGGGCACCTTTGGTCGGTGGCGCTGATGGGACGGCAGCCATCCAGGACTATTCCGACTACCTGGCGGCGCTCGAGATCGAGGACTTCAATACGATCGGCCTGCCGGTCACGACGAGCACGATCAAGTCGGCCGTCGTCGCCTTCGTTAAGCGGCTGCGCGAGGACGAGGGTAAGAAGATCGTTGCCGTCCTGGAGAATTACCCTGCGGCGGACTACGAGGGCGTCATCAGCGTCAAGAACGGCGTCGTGCTGGACGACGGGACGACGCTCACGGCCGCGCAGGCGACCGCGTGGACGGCGGGAGCCACCGCAGGGGCCAATGTGAACGAGTCACTCACGTATGCGGCTTACGAGGGCGCCGTGGACGTCTCGCCGCGATATACGAATTCTCAGATCGTGGCGGCGCTGCGAGCTGGCGAATTTCTCTTCACGCCGAGCAAGGGCAAGGCCGTGGTGGAGCAGGACATCAACACCCTGACGGGATTCTCGCCCGAAAAAGGGAAGATGTTCGCCAAAAACAGGGTTGTTCGTGTGCTGGACGGCATCAGCAACGACTTCGTCCGAATCTTCTCGGGATTCTACCTGGGGAAGGTATCGAACAACGCTGCGGGCCGCAACCTCCTGAAGGGCGAATGCATCAACTACCTGGATACGCTGCAGGGGATCGAAGCCGTTCAGAACTTCGACAGCCAGACGGACATCACGGTCTCGGCTGGAGCGGACAGCGACGCCGTCCTAATTGAGACGAACGTGCAGCCGGTAGATTCAATTGAAAAAATCTACGTCGCGGTCACCGTGAGCTAAGGAGGCGAGTAAACCATGTTCATGCAAGAAAAAGACGCCATCAGCGGAAAGCAGGCTATGGCTTTCGCAACGATCGACGGTCGGGTGGAGGAGTTGTTCTACGCCAAATCCCTCGAAGCGACGATCGAGAAGAACAAGACGGACGTCCCTGTCCTGGGAAAGACGAATGTCGCAAAGCGCTCGGCGGGATGGGCAGGCAAGGGAACACTGACGATATACTATGTAACGTCCATGTTCCGGAACCTCATGCTCGACTACATCAAGAACGGCCGCGACTTCTACTTCGACTTGCAAGTCGTAAATGAGCAGCCGGGATCCAGCGCTGGCAAGCAGACGGCGGTGCTGATGGGTTGCAACCTGGACAGCATCATCGCTGCGAAATTCGATGCGACGGGGGACGACATGCTCGACGAAGAGCTGGCGTTTACCTACAGCGATTACGACCTGCTCGACCAATTCAGCTCCATCACGGGAGCGTAACGGAGGGTTACAATGAGCGCATTACAGGATTTTCTGAATTCCAACCCGATTGACCAACTGACGGATGACGTCGTCGTCTCTGCGCGGTTTCGCGACAAGGACGGCAACCCTCTGAAATTCAAAATCAAGGGGATGACCAACCGGGAATTCGACGATATTCGCCGGCGCTGCACAGAAGTCAAGAAGGGGCGCAAGGTAGAATTTGACGCCCACAAATTCAACACCGCAGTTATCATCAACCACACGATCGTCCCGGACTTCAAGGATGCCGAGAGCATCAAGAAAATGGGATGCACGACGCCGGATGAGTACCTCAACAAGGTGCTGCTCGCCGGTGAAATCTCTGAGCTTGTGAACCAGATCCAGAAGCTCAGCGGCTTCGATGTTGATATGAACGAGCTCGTCGAAGAAGCAAAAAACTGATCAAGGAGGGCGACGGCGAGTCGAATTATGCTTACTACGCCCTCCACAAGCTGCATATCCTCCCGGGCCAGTTTACCAACATGTCCCGGGAGGAGAAAGCATTTATCATGGCGGCTATCGATCTCAGGCTCGAAGCTGAAAAAAGAGAAGCGAGCAAAGTAAAACGTTAACCCTCCCTATGCAAAATGTGGTACTATTTAGGGGATTTTATCGAAATAGGGAGGGTACATATTGAAGCGAAGTTTGGTCTTTATTATGCTGGTTGCCTTTTCGGTAGTTCTATTTGGGTGCTCATCATCGAAAAATGAAAAAAGTGATGTAACTCTCGACAGAGTAATACAGGCGTATGTTGATCAAGGTATTACAGTGGATAGCAATGAAAAACCAATGTTTCAGTTAATTGGAGCAAAAGACGGGGTTATTTTTGATATTGACGGGCAAAAAGTTGCTATTTATGAATATGACTCGGCAAAATCCTTGAAAAAGGCTCGTGCCGACGCTAAGATAATCAAGGATGACTGGCCAGTAAACGGGAAGTTTCTTCTCGAGTCGTCTAACAGTAAGGCAAAGGAAATCTTCAACGGCGTAAAATAATGATCGATTATTCTGGCACCCTCATCTGAGGGTGCTTTTTTATACCCGAAGACGACAAAAAAGGGGGACGTGTTATGGCAACAGTATCCTCGACACTCAAGCTTTTCGACTCCATGACTGGACCGCTCAAGAGCATTACCCAGGGGATGAATATCATGATCTCCACGATGCGGCAGATGGAGAGTGTCACGAGCAAGAATGTAAATGTCGATAAGGCACTCTTGGCTGCTCAGCAGCGTATCGCTCAGGCAGAAACAGAAATCAATCGTCAGATTAACCAATCGAAGAATTCCCAGGACCGTTTTAATGAATCCGTTAAACGGGGGGAGACAAATCTCCGGTCTGCAGGCGCTGCCGTTATCGTCATAAATCAGGGAATTGAGCTGCTCAAACGGGGATGGGATTCACTCAGCGGATTTATGAAGATGGCAGACGAGGTGCTTGCTACGAATTCCCGCCTATCCCTCGTGAATGACGGTCTTCGAACGCAAGAAAAATTTCAACAGCAGGTCCTGGATGTTGCAAACGAAACTCGCGCGAGTTACATGGCTACAGCTGACCTTATAACAAAGATCGGGGCCGGCACACAGGGAGTGTTTAAGAACGACGATCAGATGCTGAGGTTCGCCGAGCAGTTCAATAAGACGCTGGTGCTGAGCGGAACATCGGCATGGGAAGCGGAAAACGCCATTCTGCAGATGTCGCAGGCGCTCGGTAGCGGCGTGCTGCAGGGGGACGAGCTGCGGTCCTTGAGCGAAACCGCTCCGGCCCTCATGAGAATTTTGGCTGACGGTCTAGGCGTTGCCCGGGGAGAACTGAAGAAGATGGGCGCGGACGGGAAACTGACGTCCGATAAGATAGTCAAGGCGTTTGCAAATCAAAGTGATCAGATCAACAAAATGTACAGCCAAATGCCTATGACATTCGGCCAGTCGATGACCATTCTCAAGAATTCGTTCTTCGAGTGGCTAGGTGCTCTTAATCGCGCTGATGGACCTCTCAAGAACATAACCACTCAGGTCCAAGCGCTTACTGCATATTTGCAGAGTTCTAACGGGCAAGCGCTGTTTAACGGACTCGCAAGCGGAGTCGCGATTGCAGTATCGTGGCTGGTACAGTTAGCAACGCTCGCTTCCCAGATTTATGTGTTCATCGCGGATAATTGGCCGACAATAGGACCGATAGTCTGGGGTGTGGTTGCAGCGTTAGTGGCGTGGGGAGTCGCTACAAGGGTCGCGGCTGCTGGCGAATTACTCGCGACCATCCGTACAGGGATTTTGACCGCAGCAGTATTCGCTCAAATGCTCGCAACACAAGGTTTACGCGCTGCTTGGACAGGGCTAAATGCAACGATGAAAGCGAACATATTTATCCTTCTTATTTCACTTATTGCTGGGCTTATTGTCTACTTGGTTCGTCTTTGGCAAACCAACGATCAGTTTGCGGCGGGGATGATGAGGGCTTGGAACACCATCTTAAATTTCTTCGATCAAGTCCCGATATTCTTCCAAAAAATAGGGAATGGAATAGTTGACGGATTCCAATGGGCAAAGGTTACATCATTGAAGATCATGGAAGAACTGGTCAACGGAACGATCGATCACCTTAACAGCTTAATAGATACGCTCAACAAGATCCCTGGTGTAAGCTTGGATGCTGTCGATCATGTCGAGCTAACCGCAAAAGCTGCTGCCGAGGCCGAGGCCATCCGACAGGCTGGCGAAGATAAGATCGAAAGGATGAAGGCTGCCGCGGCGGATAAAGCGGCGGAGCGTGAGAAGAAAGTCCTGGACTTGCTTGATTCGAGAGCGAGCAAACGCGCGGCGAAGGAAGCCGATAAACAAAGTGCTTCTAATTTCTCCGGAACTTCTTTGTTTTCGCCGAATGGAAACATCAACAAAGTCAACGAGGTCGGTAAGATCAAAAACAAGGTAGATATCTCCAGCGAAGATCTGAAGACCATGCGGGAGCTGGCCGAGATGAAGAACATACAGAACTTCGTTACGCTGCAGCCTTCTTTCTCCTTTGGAGATACGCACGTGAAGCAAGAAAGTGACATCAACACTATCATCGACCGGGTCACGGTAGCGATGGAGGAACACGTCGGGGCATCCGTGAGGGGGGATTACGGTTGAACTATGGGATATGGCTGAGCTTCAACAACCAAGCCGAGGGCTTTCAGATCCCGGTCAATCCCGGCAGTATTGAGATAGGAGACGGGAGCAAGGGGACGACATATGATGTCGCTGGCTTGGGAGAAATCAATGTCATCAAGAACCCGAAGCTCAGCGAATACAGCTTCAGCAGCATCTTTCCGTCACTGTCGTCCCGACGAGCGTTTGTATCTGGCATCACTGTTGATCCGCTCGTACAGGCGGATTTGCAATACGCTCCGGAGGACTATATCAACTATCTGACCAAGTGGATGGGGACTAAGCGGCCCATCCGCTTTGTTTTTACAGGAGACTCTTTCGATATCAACGTGGCCGCGTCGATAGAGTCGTTCGAATGGAAGGAGGTTGCCGGGAGCGGCGGTGACGTCGAGTACACGCTGAAGATGAAGAAGTACGTCTTCTACAGCGCGCAGAAGGTCAAGGTGGAGAAGGCCACGGCCACCAAGCCCGCGACCATCAAGAAGGTCGCAGCAGCTCGCGCTAATGACAGGCAGACACCGGGGACGTATAAGCTCCGGTCCGGCGACACGCTTTGGAAAATCGCTAAGTCGCAACTGGGAAACGGCGATCGCTGGAAGGAGATACAGAAGGTCAACGGGTTGACGGACGCGCAACTGAAAAGCCTACCCGTCGGAAAGGTGCTGAAGCTACCGGGAGGCACGGGTGGAAACCATGCTTGAGTTGCTGCTGGATAATCGTAACGGAAATGTCTGGGACCTCTCGAACATTGTTTCCGACGTGACATGGAAGACGAGCCGGATCGGGAAGCCCGGGAGCCTTGAGTTCACGCTCGTTCGAAATGGGATCTATCAAGATCCTGGCTTCAGGTATAACAACGGGGACGTCGTTCGATTCCGAAAAGACGGCGTGAACGTGTTCTATGGGTACGTATTCCGGATCGGTGAGGGTATGAGCGAAGACGTAAAGATCCTTTGTTACGATCAGATTCGTTATCTGCTGGCGAGCGAAACATACGTCTTCTCGAATGTAACGGCTTCAGATGTCGTGAAGCAGATTGCGTCCGACTTCAAATTGAAGGTCGGAAAAATCGATGACACCGGGTATCGGATCCCGAGTTTGATTCAAGACAATCAGAAGCTGTTGGACACAATCTGCAAGGCTTTAGACTGGACGCTTATCAAGGCGGACAGAAACTATTTTCTCTACGACGATTTCGGAGAGCTCTCGCTGCGCAATTCATATGACATGTTGCTGAGTTTTTTCATCGGCGACGAAAGCCTCATGTACGACTTTGCGGCTGAGCGCTCAATAGACAGCGACACCTATAACAAGGTCAAGTTGTACCAGGACAATAAGAAGGCCGGAAAGCGTGACACCTACATTGCCCAGGACAGCGCGAACATCGCGAAATGGGGATTGCTGCAGCTCACGCAGTCCGTGGACGAGAAGATGAATGCCGCGCAGATCCGCGAGCTGCTCAACGCGCTGATCGCCACAAAGAACAAGGAGACCAAGACGTTGAAGATCGATGCGATCGGAGACATTCGGGTCCGTGCCGGTTGTTATCTCCCGGTTCTCATCGGCGACTTTGGCATTAACCAGTCCTTCCTTGTTGACGAATGCTCTCACCACTTCGACGGGGGCCATACCATGAGCTTGGAGCTGAAGGTCATATGAGCGTAGAACGCTTGGTCGGAACCATTAAGCAGGTGGCCGCCGGGGTCATTACGGCCGGCGCGCCGGTCGAGGTCGCTTTCGGCATTGTCACCTCGACGACGCCGCTCGTGATTACGGTTGACCAGCGGCTGCCGCTCAAGAAAGAACATCTCATTTTCACCGCTTCGACCGCGGGCGGTTACATGATCGGCAACCAGTTTTTACTCCTGCGGATGCAAGGCGGGCAGCAATACATCGTATTGGACAGGGTGGTGACGGATGAATGATTCCGAGCGGCGGCATTGAGCTGGACATGCCTGTGGAGGAGGTCCAGCAGCCAAGTAGGACGTATCGTTTGGATCTCGAGTCAAACCGGATTGTCGGAAAAGTAGATGGGCTTGAGGCGCTCAGGCAATTCGTCTTTAAGACGCTGAGCACCGAGCGCTTCGAGCATCTCATCTATAGCAATGATTACGGGATGGAGGGCTCGCAGCTCCTCGGTACGTCGCCGCTCCTCTTCCGTTCCGAAATTCCGCGGCGGATCCGCGAGGCCCTCATCGTAGACGATCGGGTCCAAACGGTGGAGCGGTTCGAGACGACTGTCGACGGGGACAGCGCGCTGGTCCGGTTCGTCGTCGTCTCCGTGTACGGGGCTTTCCAGGAGGAGGTGCGCATCAACAATGTATGAAGGCCAGACATTTGATACGATCCTGCAGCGGATGCTTGACCGCGTCCCGGGAGACGTAGACAAGCGGGAGGGCTCAATCATCCATGACGCGTTGGCGCCGGCGGCCGCCGAGCTGGCGCAGATGTATGCCGAGCTGGACATCAACTATAATCTCTCGTTCGCGGATACAGCGACGGGAGATTTTTTATCGAGGATTACCGCTCAATTCGGCGTCAACCGAAAACCGGCGACGAAAGCCCGGCGCAAGGGTGCGTTTTTCGGATCCGGCAACGTGCCGATGAATGTGCCGATCGGTAGCCGGTACGGCATCGATGATTTGACCTATGTCGTCATCGACCAAATCTCAACAGGCGTATTCACATTGGAATGCGAGACGGCCGGCATCGTCGGGAATCAGAAATTCGGGGCACTGCTTCCGATCGTTAACATCTCCGGGTTGTCGGCTGCAAATCTAACGGACGTGCTCGTCCCTGGGGAAGACGATGAGACCGACGATGCGCTCCGCAAACGGTATTACGAAACGGTCAACGAACCGGCGTTCGGTGGGAACATGGCGGATTACAAACAGAAGATCGGCGGAATCGCTGGAGTGGGCGCTGTCAAGATTACGCCCGCATGGTCTGGCGGCGGGACTGTGCTGGCGACGATCATTGCTTCGGACTGGGGCGTCCCGTCACCGGCGTTGACCAATCAGGTGCAAACCATTATCGATCCGACCGTTAATAGCGGGCTCGGCTACGGCTTCGCACCTATCGGTCATACGGTTACAATCGCCGGGGTGACGGACCTCATCGTTAATGTCGAAACCACGTTGACGCTTGCTTCAGGTGTGACGATCGGGCAAGTACAGGCAGACGTGAGGGCGGCGATTGACGCCTATCTGTTAGAGCTGCGGAAGGACTGGGCCAATCAAGTGCAGCTTGTCGTTCGCGTGGCGCAGATTGAAGCACGAATTCTGAGGGTTCAGGGCGTGGACGACGTGACCGGCACGACATTGAACGGTTCGCCTGCAAATCTGACGCTTACCGATGCGCAAATTCCGAAATTGGGGGCGGTGACGACCCATTGACCAACCCGATCCTGGATTACCTTCCCTCCTTTTACCGCGACATTCGGGAGTTTATCGACCTCGCGGAAACGGAAGATGAGGAGCTGCAGCTAGCCGATGATGCCATTGGCCAGCTATTCAATGACCAGTTTGTTATGACGTCCGGCCTGGACGCAATCAAGCGGCGGGAGAGGATGCTCGGCATCCAGGCGGACCCGACGACGGAGACGCTGGACTTCCGACGCCGCCGGATCATCAACCGGTATTCGACCAAACCGCCGTTCACGATTCGCTATTTGCAGGAGCAGCTTGATCGGCTCGTCGGCCCTGGGATGACCATTGTTTCCGTTGACGTTCAGAACTTCGTGCTGTACGTCACGGCTAGCATTGAGAATGCGAGCGTCTTCCGAGAAGTCCAATATACAATCCAGACGGTAAAGCCGGCCAACTTGGTCTATCAGCAAAAAACGGCGATCGACAATACTATAGCGATCGAGGAGCACATCTCGCGGCAAACCATTGAATGGAATTACAAGTTAAACGGGACTTGGCAGCTCGGGGAGAAACCTTTTGTAACGCTGGGTACGGAGGTGCCGATTAAATGATCGCAACAACGTTTTTGCACGATGTGGCCGTTTATACGGAGGGCCGGGTTTCGAAAGTCGTCATCAACGGCGCCTTAGAAATTACAGATTTCGAAACGAAACAGGTTACCAACAACAACCTCGTTTTGAACTACATCGTCCCGGTATCCGACGTCACGCTGATTACCCTGATCGAGTTGAAAGATTCGGCGGACAACCTGATTTCGTCGAATACAGTGAACGTGCCGATCACATCGGACACATTTATGCTCCAGACTTTGAAGGTGAAGGAGGCGACGTTTTAATGGCAAGAACAGATTGGACAATTAGAGACACGGTCAAGCCCGAAGACTTGAATCAGATCGGGCGGGAGATCAACGATAACACGGCAGCCCTCAGCCCCAGCGGTCAGGTCCCTGTCTCGCTCGTTCCCGGCCAGAACATCGTGACGGCGTCGCGTCGGTCGCGGCTCAAGGGTCTGCGGATTAAGGGCCGGACGCTTGTTAACCTGCTAGGGCGGGATGGTGGATGCGAGTCCACCGCCAGCCAGACGGTCACGGGAGGGACGATCTCTACCGACACATCCGCCTACCAGTCCGGCAAAGGGAGCACTAAACTATCTTTGACCAGTACATCGGCCTCGTTTTATCCGAGTGGCACTACGAATGGGCGTGTGTACCCGGCAGCCTGGGATTGTTACTTGATGGTCGTGGAAGCGAAGCCTAGCAATAGCGCTATGAGAGTTTCCATGTCCATCAATACCTCCGGGGGCTTAGCGTATTCGAACAAGACCAATTCGATAGCAAGTACAACCTCATGGAGCATTTTATACGGTGCATTCCAGGCGCAAATCCCGCCAGATCCAGGAACATCGTATTTGCTCCCCTACGTGGCGATCACTGGGGCATCAGGCAATACGGTCAACATTGACAACTGCCGCACGTATAAGATTACGGCCGCCGAATACGCTGCCCTGGACGGAATGACGGCTGCGCAGATCGCCGCTATGTATCCGTATGTCGACGACGTGAAGCATGTCAACGCGGTTTACGTGAACAATCCGGGGAAGAACCTGTTGCCCCCGTTTACGGAGTGGCAGCTTCACGCGAATTCGGTTGTTACCGAACCATACAAACTGACTCTGAATTCTACTGCGGCAAATCAAACTTCCGAGATCATCATACCGGTTTCCGGCTCGACAACATATACGCCGAGCATAAGCATGACCGGAGCCATGCCGTTTTTGCAATTGCTGGAGTTGGACGCTAACGGCGGGAGCCTTGGGGCTTTTGCGGCTGTATCGGGAGTTCCGTTTACGACGAACGCCAACACGCGGTCGATAAGGGCGCGGGTGTATAGCGGGTCCGCAGGCGCGGATACATGCACGTTTTCCAATCCGATGCTTAACGTCGGATCGGCTGCGCTCTCGTTCGAACCGCAGCGCCCGTCCTACCTGTACCTGCCCGACGTTAACCTGCGGTCGAACGTAGACGGAAGCGTCGCCGATCAGCTTTACACGGACGGGCAGGGGCGGCCGCGCGCGGTGCGGCGGTTCCGGGAGATGGTAGTCGACGGGTCATATTGGTGGGGGGCTAACGGTGTCGCACCGTTTACTGGCTATAAGCGTGTCGGTCTGGGGGCGCTGGTTAGTAACCTCAAGTCCAGGACTCAAGTGGTCTTGAAATATGACGGTAAAATCTTAGGCGACGGATTTTCCCTTAACTGGAGTGCAGGTGACCAGGCTAATCTCGATGCTAACGGAGACTTTGCTGTAACTATCACTAACGCGGACTCTGGATGGGGGCAGGACTACACACCAAGTAACGATGAGATCAAGGCGTATTTCTACGGTTGGAAAATGTACACCGTAGGAGATCCCCAGAGCGTCAATTCTGTATACAACGGCTCGGGTACAAAGGGATGGTGTAGGCGTACTGATCTAGGAGGCGGTTCGCTTGTTTTGCCGACAGACACTTATGCCGGCTTTACTCCCTACCGCCTCATGTATCAACTCGCGCAATCCGTGGACGAGCCGATCAGCTACGAGGGCGACCTGATGCTGCACGACGGAGCGAACCAGATCGAGGTCGGGACGGGCGTCGTCGTGCGGGAGGCAGTTAAACCTACCTTCGGTTCAAACTGGGACATTAACAATAAGGCTACGGGTTCAGCGCTCAAAAACAGACTCGCGAAATTTGTCACGATTTTTCGGAATGAAAAAGTAGACAATGCGTGGGCCACCTGGACTGGGCAGGAAGTGAACGGTAACTTCGCAGCGGGGATTGGCCAATCAAAATTTGACCAGGCAGCCGCCTACTCGGTCACCTATCTCGCCCTCGACACGTACGCGCTCGGCATCGCCCCGGCGTCCATCGATGGAGAGTACGCGCCCAACATCAAGGAGACCGTCGACACCCTGACGCGGGACATGACCGACGCCCGCGCCGCGCTGTCCGTGTTGCAAGCGACAAAGGCGCAGAAGCAGCCGCCGCAATGGATCGCGCCGACTTTGCTCAATGGGTGGGTTCTTTACGACGCCGCTGCTCGTCCGGTAGGGTACTTCAAAGACGATAACGGAATCGTTCGCCTAAGAGGGAACATTAAGTCGGGGTCTCTAACTACAGTTGCCATAATGCTTCCCGCGGGATACAGGCCGAACACCGTTCTGGACTTCGGCGGTTTTTCTTATAAAGCAGGTTCCATAATCTCTGAAATTGTTATTGATACTATCGGGAGAGTTATCATCCAGGGCGGCGGTACTGACCTTATATCGCTAGATGGGGTCACTTTCCGCTCCGAACAATAAGGAGGGGTGACAATTGAAAGAAGCCATCATTGCCGACCTGAACGGCAAGTACCAGGAACCGACAATCGTCCCGGACGAGCAGACGGGTGTGACGCCAATCTACGCCGCGCCAGAACCGCCGGAAGAGGGCGAGGAGCCCGAGGAAAAGGAGCCGGAAGTCATCGGCTATATCGTCGCCGAGAAAGTCCCTGACGGGCTGTACCTGCCCCGATGGGACTTTATTAATTCGGAGTGGATCGAAGGGCTGACGCAGGAGGAAATCGACGCCATCCGCAACGCACCGCAGCCGGTCACGTCGGAGCAGCGGATTGCGGAGCTGGAGACGGCGAACGGCAATTTGCGGTCCGATAACTTGACCCTCATGGAAGCGGTCGCCGAGCTTTACGAAATGATCCTTGCTGGGGGTGCCGCATGAACATGATCGTCCAAGTCTATGTCCGGTTGATCCGCGAGGGTCGGCGGACGCTCGATAGCGTTCCCGAGCCCGTTCGCCCGGAAGTCGAAGCAGCATTGAACGAAGGAGCTGAACAGCAATGATCCGCATGCTGCTGGGGCTCCTCTTTTTATGCCTGAGAGGAGGTGATATATCCATGGCTATCGTATCCGTTTATGTGACGCTTATCATCGCAGGACGCCGTACGTACGATCAAGTTCCCGCGACGATCAAACCGGCAGTCGCCGCGGATCTCGCTGCGTTGGGGCTCGACAACAACGGCCAGCCGATTGAAACGGCAGCATAATCCAAGGGGCTCCGCTGCGGCGGGGCCCTTCCTGTTGTTACAGAGGGGGTCATAGGTAGAGGATGGAGGCGGCGGGAATGGAGTTGGTAAGCAAGGAGCTACAGGACCGCCTCAATGCGGTGGAGGCACAGATTAAAAGCATGCAGGGGGAGTTGCTGCTGTCCGGCAAGGAGGCGCTATCATACGCCGAGCGGTTTAAACTCCTCGAAGCGACTGACCAGCGCCACGAAGACGAGTTGCGAGCCTTGAAGGACGGCGCCCGCGGCATGCAGCGACAGTTTGAACAGGTCATGGGCAAGATCGACGCGCTGGAGAACAAGCTTTTTACCTGGATGCAGCAGCTCAACAAGGACTCATCCAAGGAGCGGCAATCAACGCAAAAAGAATGGATGCGGTTCCTACAGATCGTGCTGGGCGGCACGATATTTATCATTGTGGCCTATGTCTTCTCAACGGCCTATAGAAACTAAGGAGATGATCAATATGTTCCAACCGTATATCACGGGGATTGTGCAAGCCCTCGTCGGCATCCTCGTATTGTTTGTGCTCGGGGGCGCGTCGTTGCTGGGTGGTAGAGTCTCCAAGTGGCTGGGAGCCCGTACGACGGCCGCTCAGCGCGAGATCCTGCACCGTTTGGCAGCAGAGGCTGCAGCGCTGGCCGAGTCGCTATACAACGAGGCAGGCGGGCCGACAAAGCTCAACGCGGCTATCACGTACGTGCTCGATCGGGCCAAGCAACTGGGGATCGATGTCTCCCGCGAATCAATCCGGGCAGCCATCGAAAAGGCTGTCCAGGATTACAACGCGCGGGCGAAGGGAGCCAGCACGAATGGATAAGAAGGGGTTTATCGCGCAGATTGCCCCTTTGGCCGTGGCTGAGATGCAACGCTGCGGTGTGCCGGCGTCGCTGACGATTGCGCAGGCGGCGCTCGAGTCTGCCTGGGGCATGAGCGGATTGACGCTCAAAGCCAACAACCTTTTCGGGATTAAGGGCGTCGGGCCCGCGGGGAGCGTGACGATGTCGACGACCGAATACTCGAACGGTCAGTATGTGCAGGTGCCCGCCGCCTTTCGCGCGTACCGCAGCTGGACTGAGTCGATCTCCGATCACTCGAACCTACTGCTCAAGCCTCGGTATGTGATGGTGCTGCGGGTCGATGGACCAACAGCGGCTAAGGCAGTTGCGGCCGCCGGCTACGCGACGGATCCGAAGTATGCCGGCAAACTGATCGAGCTCATGGACGATCATTGCCTGCACCAATACGACAAGGGGGAAGAGGAGATGGAGAAAGTAACCGTTATTGTAGACGGCGTGAAGATCAAGGACGGTTTGTTCGACGCCAAGACCGGCACGAGCTACGTACCGAGTCGCGAATACGGGGAGGCGCTGGGCGCCCGCAGTGTAGACTGGGACGGAAAGTCGAGGACTGTGAACGTTGTTACGAAATGATATTGGCCTGTCCGGTAATCGCCGGGCGGGTCTTTTTTTTTTATTTGTCGTACGATTGCCACCAATATATAAGATTCTCCATATCGGCATAGATTAAATCCAAATATTTCTTTTAAATGTTGGTCACAAATGGTAATATATCCGTAATTACCATACAAGGCGGACGAAAAAGTTGCATAGAATTTATGTGCCAAGTAATTTTGACATAGGTGATGTAGCTTATTTTTTTGAAGATACGATTAATACCATTACGAGCTTGAACTTAACTGAAGTTTGTTTCGATTTCACACGACTGACATTTATTAAACCAGCTGGCGTTGTATCATTATGGAACTTGGTCGATTTAATTGGAGCTAAGTTTCCCTTTATCCAGTTGTACTATTCAATTCCTGACGGATATGTACAAAAACCCCTACTTTATCCCTCTGTAGACTATTTGGACGACAGCTTGTTTTTTGAAAAAGTGATGGGGAAGAGGCAACACGTTGCATCTAAGCCAAGATCCACGACAAACGGGCTTGAGAAGCTCCATCACGGCAAGTACAATCTCATGTATATTCAAAACACGATAAGTTGGTTAAAAGGTAATGTATCTCTAAGGAAAAAATCGTTCGGTGTTCTAGAAACCGCACTGGGCGAGGTTTTCAATAACATCAACAATCACTCCCGATCTGTTATAGGCGGATGTGCTTTTGCTCAACATTACCCCAAAAATAAGGAAATTCATCTATGTATCGCTGACACAGGAGTTGGAATCCCCCAAAAAATTAGAACGAAGTATAGTCACGACCAACTGGGGAATCCTTTACATAGAGACTGTGATGCTATTATGTTTGCCACTCGGGCCAAAGTCACGACTGAATCAACACCTGGAAACAGAGGGATGGGATTCGATAATCTTTTAGCAATCATGGGAAATAATAAAGGGTCCATGACCATTGTGTCGGGCAAGGGGAAGTTGACATATGATTATAATGCATCTACGATAATATCCCCAGACAAAATTATTATTGATGATGCTGCTCATTCATTGCCCGGTACGCTCATCATGTTAAAATTCAAAACCGATACATTAGATATCGAGGAGGAGGAGGATTTAGAATGGTCTTAGTCGTGAGAGATTTCGTGAACAGTTGTCACACAAATCATGATGGCGAAGTCATCTACAACCAAATCGCTCAATCGATATTTGATGGAAGGCAGATATTTGTGTCTTTTAGAGGTGTGTCCTCAGTCACTTCATCGTTCTTGAATTCCGCTTTTATACCCCTATTGAATAAAGTTAGTTTTAGCCAAATAAAAGCGAATTTAAAGATTATCGATTCCAATAAAGCGATAAATGATTCAATCGTTAGACGATTTAAACAAGAAGTCGAAGCAGTAACAATGTAAATGAAATAAAATGCCCGTCCAGCTTCGGCTAGGCGGGCTTTCTTTTACACCACAAAGTCAACGAATTCCGGCGTCCGAAGCATCCCATTTCTCGTCCAATTCCGGAACCTTACCCGCGCCTTGATCCTCGGATCCAGATACACGAAGTTCTTATCCTCCGCGACTTTAATCCCCCGGGCCACGCCATAAAAGGCCTGCTTATGGATAGCTGGCACAGCGAGCTCGATGATCCCCGCCGGCCGACCGTTGAATTGCGCCAGCCACCCGAAATCTCCTTTGCGATAACCCGAGATAACGACATCGGCATACGTATAGTTGATGACCTTGATCCAACGCTCGTCTCGTTTGCCTACATAGACGCTGTCCATCCGCTTGGCGACTATCCCCTCGAGATCCCGGTCCACGACGACTTGAAACAGGGACTCGCCATCGCCTGGAACGCTCAGTACCGCGGAGAAATGCTCGTTGCTCCCGAGGACGCCGTTTAGGATCTCTTTGCGATTCGTCAATGGTTTGCCCCTTAGATCCTCCCCACAGTATCGAAGAATATCAAACGCAAAGAAATGAACCGGCTTTAAGTTCATTGCCCGCTGGATTTTCTCTGCCTTTCGCAAATGGAACCTCTCCATCATTGTCTCAAAATCGATCGCACCCGTCTCAGGATCTACATAGGCCACTTCACCATCCAACACAACGTCGGTGGTGTCCGCTATCGGCGCGTCATGCAGTTCCGGGTATTGTTTGGTTACCTCGGTTCGATGGCGTGTGTAGAGCCGTACAGAGCCATCCTGGATAGAGAGGATGAGGCGATGGCCGTCAATCTTCGGTTCGAAAAGGTAACGGGAATCACTGAAAGGAGTTTCCCGCTTGGTAAGCAACATTGGGGAGAGGAACATGGATACACCTCCGGTACATCATGTCTGATATACCGATTGTATCATTTGGGGGTGGAAGGGTTGAGCCGGTAAGTTATGGGCGAATATTTTGTATAGCTGCAGACATACCATAGAAGTTCAATCCGACTTGTATCCTGTAAAATCCTAGCATTGAATAGAACGTGTGTTCGTAGTATAGTGAGAACAAATGTTCCTATTTTGGAGGCGAACGGAATGCAGATCGACAAGTACGTCGGCCGCAACGTCGAGATCATTTACCAAGACAGCAAGGGGCAGATCACGAAGCGTCGGGTCGCCGTGTATTCCGTTCGCGACGGACTGGTGCACGTGAAAGATCTGACGAAGAAATCGATTCGAACCTTCGTCGCGGAGCGGATCCTTGCCGTTATGCCGGCGCATAGCGGACGCGTCTCGTGAGCGTTCAAACCCGGACCGGCGGCAGGGTAACCGGCGATGAGTTATCCATGATCCGCGATGCAATGTTGTCGCCGCACATGATGACGATGGTAGATAGGGCGATCGAGTTGTTGGACTCGGAGCGGAATCCGCTAAACAGCTTATTTAGGGTGGCAGCTCAGGCGATGCTAGATCAGATCCACCGTGATAATGCGGTATTGCGTAAAGAGCTTAAGGCGCGGCAGATCAAGCTGCACGACGAGCATCAGGAGGGCATAGTGATTTACGTGCGGTACATCTGCAGAGGCTACGAGGACCGCCTGGGCGTCGTGCGCGAAGTGGCACGAGCGGAGATAAGTATCAGGATGGGGAAATACATTCAGGCGATGGCCGGCCGACTCAAAAATTTGTAA